AATATTTGCACCAGTAGCTGTATCAGTAAGTGATAAACCAGTTAAGTCAGGCATACCTGAACTCATTCTTGTTGTTTCAACATCTGAATCAGCATCTCTTGTTGCTATTTGAAAACCTTTGGTAGACCTAACTGGTCCATTAAAAGTTGTGTTTGCCATTTTTCTTCTCCTTGAATAATCTACTGTCTTGGCGAGTCTGCTAGGTCAGTCAGTAGAAGTTAATAATCCCTAGGTGTTCTTATTAATAAAACTTAATGCTTCTTTATCTTCTTTTTGTTCTATCTCTGCTTGTTTCTTTGCAGAATCAAATAATAATTTTTGTTGCTCTAATTGTATCTTTTCTTCTTCAATCGCAAGCTTTGTCATAACATCTAATTGTTTTAATGCTTCTCTACTTGTTCTATCATCTACAGCTTTTTGTGAACGTAGAGCTGTTGTTACACCTTTTTGTTGTGCATCTAACATTTGACCTTGACGTTTAATATCTAACTCTTGTGCTTCTATTGCTATCTTAGCATTTTCTTTTGCAGCATCTAGTTTTAATTTTTCTTTTTCTAATTCTACTTTAGCCTGCTCTAATGCTACTAATTGTTGCTCTGGTGTCATTTGTTTACCCATTGCAATATTAGCATTTAAAACATCTTGAGCTGCAGCAGCCATTACAGCTTCTACATCTGTAGGTGTTCTAACTTGATTAGGCATTTGCTCCATCATAACTTTTGTTGTACCATTTATTTGTTCTTGATATTTCATTAATGTATGTTCTTGTATATTAGCTTCTAGTATTGGTCTTACTCTTGCCATGATAGGATTAGCACCATTCATAGGGTCTGATAAATAAGCCATCTTTACTTGGATATGTGCATCATGATTTTGACCTGGAAATGCAGATATAGGTAAACCTTTTGTTGCAGCAGAAATATCTGATACTGGGTCTAAAGGTTGTGGCTTTGGTGCTTGAGGTAATATCTCTTCTATGTTAGGCATATTCGAAGCATTTAATATTGTTCTATTTAATGCTTCTAAATTAAACATTCCTGGTGGTGACTGTTGTGCCATTTGTAATGCCATATTTGCTAACATCATTCTATGTGCATTACTTGGTATATTTGGGTCACTTACAGGAATAACATCTATTGCACCATCAAAATCTTTTCTAAATATTTCTCTACTTGCATTAGGAACATCATAAGGATATTTATTAGGTAAAAAATCATAATCTATTTCTGCAATAATTTTAAATTCATCTCTTTGTGATTTATGTAATCGTTTGTGAATGCCAGAAAAGAACTTACTAGATGCTTCTAATAAAGCCATAGTAGTTCCTACTGGTCCATAGGAGGCAGCATCAGAAACTATTTGTTCTGTGCTGTCTGCAAACTTCTGACCTGCAGCAGTTACAAATCCAAGCATGTTGTATAGCACTGAGGAAGGCTCTTTATATGGGAGAGGAACTATAGCCTTTTGTAAGTCTATACCAGTTGCTTCGACCTCCTTGAACTCACCAGGAGCAATAGGTTCGTTATCACCCACCATTCTTACTCCTTTAGCCTTAAACCCTCCTGGTAAATTAGCAAACTGTCCAGCATCAACAAGGCTTCTCATTGCTGCTGTAGCTGTTAATGTTAAATTACCTAAGAAGTGGATAAGACCTAACCCATAAAAACTAAAGCCAGGCACAAATTTGTAGTGGACAAAATGCATCCTTTTTTCTTTATTTGCATCTTTAGCTCTATAGTTTCTACGAATACTTAGTACCTGACGAGACTCCTCTTCTACTGTAATAATATAAGGAGCAAACTCACCTTCTTCACATTCAGGGTCAGGAATGTCAAGATGTACGTGTTGTTCTAGTAATACATATTGTGGGTCACTATCTGCTGTTGGTGAAATACCCATAATAGTATTTAATTTTTCTGATAGATTACTTTGCATAGGATTAGATGCTTCTGGTAAACTTACATCTCTATAGTTTCCAGACTCTATATCTCTTTGCATATCTACAGGATTACGATAAATAACATGTGTATATCTATCTGCTTTTCTTAAATTAGAGGCATAGTATGATACATAGAATTGGTCAATAGGTACAAATTCTGATACAGGTCTTTCTAATCCAGCATCATAATATACTTTCTTAATAGCAGAACCTATGAGAGGTAGATGAAATAACATTCTTTCAAACTCATCAAAGTATTCTGGCATTTGTTCAGTCAACTGATAGTTCATAAAGTTTTGAACTCTATTTGCTTGTTCTTGTTTATCCACAGATTGATTACCTAATATCTGTGCTTTTACAGGCCCACCAGATGGAAATAATTCTTGTGAGGCTTTTGCTTGAAACTTGACAGCAGACTCTATTAATAAAGGATGTACTGCAGTACAAGCACCTTCAAAAGGTTCTGTTGTATCTTCTAGTTTTAATCCTAGTAAATCAAAACCTCTTTCAAACATTGAATCCCATTCACCTCTAGAATCTTTATCTGCTTGAAAATTATCAATAACTGTATTAGCAATATCATTTAATAAACCTTCATCCATCTCTTCTGCAAGATTTGTATAATATTCTTTTGCTGTTATTTCTTCTTCTATTCCTTCTTCACCAAAGTTTACTACAACTCCACCATCATCTGCAACTTCAAAAGATACATTTTCATCTTCTGGTACTGTAGCATTTATAGATACTACATTAGTTGTTTCTTCTTTTTTCTCAAATGGATTTTTTTCTACTGCCATTATTTAGTTCCTCTCTTTAAATCTTTTCTAATTTTATTTACTTCTTTTGTATCTAATACACGATTAACTTTCATCTCCCCACCTATTAACCATGCTCCTTCCATTTGTGGATTTGTTTTATATCTGTAACTACCTCCAACTGGTACATAATCTATATCAGCCTCTTTAGGATTAAACTTTCCTGTCTCTATATTAGTTCCTCTTTGATTTACAATATCAGTATAATCTTTATCATTACTAAATTCTACTTCAGCCCAAACTCTATTTGCTCCTGCAGTGCCTTTTTTAGAACCTGGTTGTGATAAGTGAGAAGCATCTGGAACAGTATCTCCATGCCAACCTGGTCTATACTTTACAGACATTCTAGCTGCAAAAGGTGTTTTAGATAAACCTTTTCCTGCGTCAGCGATTGCTTTTTCTGTTTTTGTTACTTTATATCCTGCTTTTTCTATTGCTTCTGCAGTTTTTTTATCTGGAATTGGTTGATAATTTCCAGTTTCTGCTGGTTGTCTTTTTATTCCTTTTGAATCTTTAAAGTAAAAACCTTTATTAGCTTTCATCCATTGATTAATAGGAATAGGATTTTTAGTGTCAATATATAAAGGATAAATATTTCCATCAGCTTTCTTTTTAAATACTTTATATCCTATAACACTATTTTTAGGTTCTTGTCCTTTAGGTATAAAGTCTGGATTAATATATTCTTTTGATTCTCCAATTTCATCTGCTATTTTATTTATATTCATTTCAGTAGCAGGTTTATTATTTTGTTTTAAAATCTTTTTAATATTTTTTATTGATGTTAGTTCTGGTAATCTTTTAGCTGCAGCTTTAACAAGTTGTACTCCTTTACCAGCTACAGGTATTGTTCCTAATCCTGCAAGAATAGTTAGCCCACCTTTTAATGCTGCCTCACCAAACTTACCTTCTTCTACTGCATCTTTAGTTTCTTCAAAAAACTTTTTAGCTTCTACTGCTGATATAGCTTCACCAGTTCCAGGTGCAACTTCAGCAATAAACTTTTGTGCTGGTGGTAATCCTTCATACATACTATATGCTTGATTAATATAATCACCTAATTCTTTTTCTTGTCTTTCATCTAATTCATCTAATACAAAATTATCTTCAGGCATAACTACAGGTCTATCAGACTGTGGTATATCTGTAGCTAATTGTGTATATAATTCATTAATTTTATTCATATATATATTATACCATTAAACTCGCCAATATGCAACCCTTTTTTTATTATTATTTTCTTCTTCCATGTAAGGGTCATCAGGATGTGTTAATCTCCAGGATTCTTTCATGTAATGTATAGCCATTGTCATAGCATCAACTTGGTCATCATGAGCTGAATTTGGAAACTGTAAAATCTCTG